AGAACCCCATGACACATTATCTGCACTAAAATATACATTGTCGTCTTCCTCGTTATAATCTATAGAGGCGTTACTTAGTTCAGCCCCTCCCGAAGAATACCCGTCGCCACTTATCTCGTAGGCTTCCACATCTTCCAGAGTTACGTGATTTTCTTGGTCTGGCGTGTAATCATCGCTTAACAACATCAGCCTTATATCGTCATTTTCAAAATCGAATCCTTTTTTAAAGGCAGATTTCGGCATCCGATTATACAAATATACATTAACTTGGTTAGCTGCCATTTACAGCCCTCCTTTGTTTAGCCTTCAACCTCAATGTAGTTCACAATAATAAAAACTTCATCACTTCCCGTAGTTGTAGTAAGTTCTAAACTTTCATCTACATCGCCTTCTATAGTCGATACTGTAGGTTGAAACCTATTATTAGCACTTGAATAAAGTCTTGCTACCTTTTTATCTCCTAAGTCAAGAGACACAGTTCCAGAGTTTGCTTTAGTGTGTATACCTACATCCTTTATAACTAACTTGTTGCCATCCGAAGGAGTTATAATCTTTTCCTCTGTCTGGTCTTCGTCGAATTCCTCTGTATAGGTAGACTCAATACACTGAGTATCCACCATCAGAGCAACCTTACCGTTTGCCACATTTACAGTAGAATATAGCCAGTCAAACCCTGTGGAAATTTTTGTTAGGATAGCCCTACTCATATACCTCACCTCAATCCTTCTTGGATTCTTCCTTATTTACAACTATCTCATTAATTACAAAAAGTAAAGGAGGAACCATTAAAGAGGTTACTTCTTCCACAGACAGCCCCAAATCAAAAAAAGAATTAGACATAGGGATTGCAACTGCAACTACAGAACCCCAAAATTCCTCACACTTATAAAAAGGTTTTTTAACTCCTAAGTTATCCTTCTTAGCCATTTTTTGCCTCCTTTCAGTCTATATGAACGTCAACTCCGTTCAACTGAGCTACAACAATCGTAAGTTTCTGCACGGTTTGGGTGAGCTGGTCTATAGCTGGTTCCATTCTAACCAAAACATACATTGCCACAAGTATTGGAAATAACACATTTCCAGTTATTCTTGATAATAGTTCTACAGTTCTTTCTGTTTCCGGCGTTAATTTAAACACACCCTACACCCCCAAACCGATTATTCAAAAGTTCCGTTCAATGTAGCTGTATCTCCATCGCTGTCTTTTGCTTTTATATCGCTACCGTCGTAATAGATAACAACACAATCTTCTTCGGGAGTATCAGGCTCGTCTATTTTCTTTAAACCAATACCGTTGGTTGTAGCTACCACACCTTCAAATCTGGTATATCCAGTTCCTCTTAAAAGCATATTAAACCCTCCTGTTTTAAATTTGAGGGAGCAGACGTTCAATCTACTCCCCCTTTTAAGTTATGTTCTTAGCTCGGGTCATTACCGTAAATCCAAGGCCAATCGCTCCATCCGTAGTTGTAACGCATGTAAGCCCTAAACTTAGCTACGAGAGTATCGAATTCTTCTTCCATAGCAAACTCTAAGGGTATACGGTCAAACCACATCAGGAACATATTCATATAGTTGCTGTCGATTAGGAACCAAGGACAGTTCTCCGCTTTATCAGAGCCGGAATCGAGGTAATCCCATACAACCAACTTGAATTTACCGTAGTGAATGTTAGGGTTATTATCAGCAGTTTCCACTTTCTTCTCGGACTCGATAAGCTCCCATGCGATTTCTTCAAGCTCCACAGGGACAAGCAGAGTATCAGGAACTACTGAAATTAGCCCACCTCTATCGTCCCGAGTGTCACGCATTTCGTTCTTAGTTTTCTGAAGATTTTCATGGTTCAGAGAACGAGTTCCTGCGTTAGACCTCTCAGACGGGCCATCAGGAGACTTCGTAGGATGGTCGGAAGCACAAAGAGGCTTACCGTCAGGGCCTTCGTAATCGCTGTCGAAAGCGTTATTGAACAGCTTAGCTGCGTCAGTTTCACGCCTACGAGATGCCTCAATAGCTAACGCCTGAGGACGCTTATTAATTACATTATAGCGTTCATCGTCGTAGAGCTTACGCTCAATTTTAAATCCTTTAGCGAACTCGGGGAAAGCATATATCTTGCTGTATTGTTCATACATGCGGTCATACGGCACGGTTCCTGTGAACTCAGGGAATTCCCCAAGAGTTCCGATACTTACGTCTTCCTCGTATGGATTATCAGTAGTTGTCTGGTTATACAGCTCACCTATCATACTCGGAATTTGATTGAATTGTTCATAGAATATTTCCCTAAGACCGGGTTCTAAAAGTTTACCAAAATGTTCATACCTTGCTGTAGTCATTTAATCCACCTCCGTTACTGTGCTAATGCACATTGGTTAAAACAAACCAACGCATAATCGTTTTCGTTTCTGTCTTGGTAGGTTCTCAAAATAGTAAGAGGCCCACCGGAAGTCTCGTTAGCATTAACTTTTTTACCGTCGTCTGCTAACTGAACTCCAATCATACCTACTTCGAGGTCGTCTACATCCCCATCTACGTCGGCTGCATAGACCATACCGGGTAGTATATAGGCGTAACGAACCTCGTCATCATCGGCATCTTTACCTGCGTCTAAAGTTATGACTGTAGCATCCGAATCATCGTCGTCCACAGACACTAACTTGCCGTTTGAATCAAACTTACATACTTGACCTGCTTCTAAGTCCTCGCCTACCTCAGCTTTGAGGACATCCTTCGGGGGAGCTACATCCACAGCCCCACCGATTAAGTTTTGAACAAATCTAAACATTGTCGTCACCTCTCTTTAAGATAGTAGCCCTGTTTGTTTGGCTTGCTCGTAATACTTCTGGTAGGACATTCCCATCTTACGAGCACCTCTTTTCATAGCCGGAGTTAATGCTGACTCATAATCAGTCGTTTGAGTGTCTGCTGCCTTATCCTCCGAGCTATCTACTGAACGCTTTCGTTTAACCTGCTTCTTCTTCTCCGTCTGTTCCTTAAACTGTTCTTTTAGTTTCGGCTGAAGAACTATAGCTGCTGCTTCTTGCAGGGTCAGCCCTTTATCCTCTGCCAAATCTTCTATATCAGTCTGATGTTCTTCAAACAGTTTATTACCAAACTCAGTTCGTGCTGTCTTTTCTTCTTGCGTTCTAATTTTTTCTTCTCTTTCACTTGCAAGCATAGCCTTAATTTCTTCCATTTCTTCCTTCATTTCCTGTGGAATACCTTGCTGGCTATTACCTGACTGTGTGGGCTGGTTCTGAACCTGACGGTTTAATCGGCCTACAACGTCTCTTGGTTTGAGACCGGCCTTTTCCGATACGGTTCTCCCTGCTTTAGCTAATTCAACAGCCTCGTTCATGTCGTTTGCTCCCATTTCTTTCGCCCATTTCCTCTCAAATCTACTTAGTCTGTTTTTTACAATTTCGTCGACCTTCCTTTGAGATAAGCCGTCTGTCTGTTCTGGTTCGTCGTCTTCGACTTCTTCTACTTCTTCCGGCTCCTCTCCGACTGCTTCCCCTTCTTCATCTTCCGCAAATAACTGTAAGTCCCACTTTTCCTTTAACATTGATTCTCCTCCCGTTTTAAGCCCGTCGGCTGTAGTTTCCGTTTATAGCCCGTCGGCTGTATTTATGAATTATCTATGAGGCTTACGCATACTTTCAGCCGTGTGCTTCTGCTTAGCTGCGTATCTCATTCTACTTTCTGCTGTATCCCGCCTTTGACCCTGCGGTAAGGAGGTTATCTGATTACTTCTCTCTCCGGCAGAAGGGCCGGGATTTTTAGCAGCTCCGTAGCCGGGATAAAATATCCCTTTACTTTGTGTCGGCCAATTTTTTCGAGCCATAAATTCACCCCCTTTACGTCATTTCTCCTATAGCTTCACCGCCGGCGGCGGGTGGAGGCCCTGTTGGAGAAGCTGGCGTAACTCCCGGAGCAGCAGCATCGGCCTCCTCTCCTCCTGCTCCCATAGCCATTTCCCCAGCTTCCATACGCTGTATAATCTCCTCTCGGTTAGGAAATTGGGTTGTCTCCAATACTGCTTTCCTATCAATAATACCGAGCTGGTAAAACTCTTTAGCTTGCTCATAAAGTAGAGCTTGTGAGTAGGGAACGCTTGGCCCTACATGAACCTCCACATCAAAAGGAGGATAAGCAATCTGATCCATTACCACAGGCTCTATGCCTTGCTGTAATTCTTCTCTACCTATAGGAACGTCAGGGTCATCAGGCAATCTTTCTTCCTCTGTAGCTTGGTCTATAATATCTTGGGTAGCCCCAGCTTCTTCAGCCATTTCTAACATACGTCCAAAAAGAGCTTCCCTAACATCTACTGTTGCAGGCTGAGTATCCCCTCCGATTCGTAACATTCGAGGTTCTTCGTAATGTTCCATAACCAGATACATAGCTTGCTCTGTCATGTCCCGAATGGATGCTGACAAGTGCTTAGACTTCTGCCTAATCCTTACGCTGGCTGCTTCCTGTAATGCTATAATAGCTGAGGCAGCTCTAACTCCCTCGGGCCTACGACCTTGCATAACATCATGGATACCTAAAATCTGCTCAACCCATTGGATAAGCTCGTTAAGGTGCTGTGGTATATGAGCAGGTATTGGTTGTCCGGGTTCTCTCCTTACCCCGTCTTCGTGAGTCCACAGGATATTGCCCGGATGATTGTCGAACATCCATGAATCTTCTTCTGTAAGTCCTGACTGCACCTTGCTTACAACCCATTGAGCGTTAGCCATAAGCCTTGTGTTATCAATAATCTGAGCTTCAAACGAGTTAATCAGTTTTTGTAGAAGCTCTATCATTTCTATCTCGCCTATACCCCAAAACTCTTTCTCAGCAGGGTAGTCCACAAGGCGAGAAAATGGAAATCTGTTATGTTTGTAAACAGGCTCGCCGGGCAGAAGCTCGTCATATTCTCCACCAAGCACCTGCAAAACAACATGACCTGCGTAATACATCACACAGACGTTTCCTTCTTCGTCTCTGAACCAATATTCTGTCAGCGTTGCAGTCTTCTCTGGACTAACTTGGTCTCGCCCTTCCAACGCTTCGTCTTCCCGCCAGTCTTCGTCAGGAACTACGTATTTGCCCTTCTCAGGCCACCTCCGTAGGAAATACTCTATGTTCTTCGGTGTTCTTACAAAGCAGTAATCCATAGTTTCTACGTTGTAAGCCCTTGGGTCAGGATAAAAGTTTGCAGGATGAACTATTGCATACTTCACATCCCCCAAATCATCGAACATATCAGGTTCCCAAATAGTTTTCATTATGGAAGTTCCGTATTTCAGAGCTGGTAGAATAAATTCTTCCAATTTTTCCTCTTGCATACGGTTGTTATACCACAGATGGTCTAAAACTCCCATAAGTTGGTCGGCTAACTCGTTATCTTTCTCGCTGCGTTTAGGTTTAAGAACTGCCTCTGGCCTGTTCTCAGTCATTCTATTCAAAACTGAGTGAATCATAGCAAAAGTGAAATTCAAAACAGGCTGAGACCTGTCCCTTGGAACGTCGTGACCCCATTGTTTGTTACGATATAACTGGTCGAAACGTCTCCATTTCTTGTTTAGAGATTGTCCCTCAGGGTCAGTCTTGTTTGCTCTGGCGTTCTCGAACCTTTCAAACGCTTGGTCGAGTAATTTGTTTTCTTCCTCCGTGTTTTGTTTACGGGTTCCCGAGTGTTTAACTGACCCCATTTTTTCTTTAACCCAATTTACGGGCATTTAATCACCTCACCGCATCAAAATCTTTAGAAACTCTACTCCTTCTTGACTTCTTTTTGTCCTCTACAATAGAAGGATGGGTAAACTCTCTTACCTTTGTATCTTCAGATTCCCCGCCCTTACGAACAGGAATCTTATTAGCCTTGACTATATCCAACTGGTCTGCTAAAGCGTCAGCCAAGTCCTTGTAACCAGCATAAGGAAACTTAGTTAGCTCCCAAATCAGCCGGTTTATCAAGTCGTAAGGCTCTCCTTTACCCTCCCAAGGCGTTTTCATCAGCTTCTTAGGAGCGTAAAACTCGTTCCTAATTCTTGGAACCAGTCGCAATATTCTTTCATCTTTACTCTGATTCCTTCTTTTTATTTCCTCTATAGCAAAAAACTCATTTCTCTCCATCATCATTCTACGCATGTTGTAGACGTAAACCTGTTGAAATCCGATTGACTCAAACCCCACAGGGAGAAAATGTCTAAATTTGTTCTTCCAGTAAACTACATACTGAAATACCGCTTCTGCGAATTGTTCCTCACTTATACGTTCATTAAGCCCGTCCAAGAAATACATCCTGTTTTCCCTGTCATAACCGCATACTGTAAGAGCCATCCGGCAAGCCTCGTCCTCTTTAGATATAGCCGGGTCTACCGTTATGCACCCTGTAAGCTCCGAGGGGTCAGGCATTATATCCAGCCTGTTAATCCATTCGGCCTTGAACTTCTGGTGTTCCTCAGGAGTCGGGTCTAACAAATACTGAGAACCAAACTCGTAAGGCCCTTTAGCTTTCTCCAAGTCAGCCAACACCTGCGACGTAAACTCCTCGGGAAATATCGGTTTGCCCTGCTCGTTATAACAAGGATATATAGATACCATCCAGTCTTTTTCTTCCTCAGGAGTTTCCCGAGAAGCCTGAATAGTTTCTTTCATAGACTGTCTCTCAGCAAAATGCTCAGGAACTCTCATACTCGCTTTATGACCGAATTCTTCAATAATCCATTGATATAAGTCCATGTGGGACCAACGCGTTCCAATTATCTCTAACTCTCCGTCAGGGTCTAACAAGTCAAGCAAGTCCTTAAAATAAAGTATCGACTTTTCCACCATTTCCTGCGTTCTAACGTAGTCACGGTTTACCAAGTCGTCAGCTATAATGGTGCTGTTATGAACAATCATCCCTGGGCAATAGAAACTTTCATCTCCAGCCACCTGGATGTCATAGACTATTTCGTTTTCAAACTCTTCTTTTTCTATTTTATCTATACCTGTAACCCAATGTTCGTCTGTAAAGAAAGACTTAAACGGTTTAGTAGGAAACTTTCCAGGTTCTTCCTCTAACAACAACTTTAGCATAGGGTGCGTAGAACGTAATGCCCAGTCTTCTATCGTATTACTGGCGTAATCTAAAATCTGCATTTCGCCTCCGTTAGTTCCCTTGCATATTCCAGCAGGTATATCAAACTGAGCAAGCAACAACTGTATTCCTGTTAGTAAATCAAGAGAAGTACTTGAGAAACTAACACTATTTCCTGACAGACAACCATCTGCCCTGAAATACCCTTTAAGAAACTCTATCTGTTTGCTATTATAGTTACTTAAAACCCACACAGGTAGTTTTTTGTTGTAAGCGTAGTCCCCGAAACTTTTAGTCAGTTCTTTGAAGTCCTCGTCTGAGAAGCAAATCATATAGGTCGAAGAGTCAGTTTCTCTTACAGTTACGTTACAACCCAAGTGATTTTCCACTATATCTACAATATCTTCCACATTCTTGGGCTCGTGGGTTCCCTGTACGATCCTGATTTGAGCTCCGTCTGGGGTTCTACAACCATCGCCAACCCAATACCCAAGCAGCCTCCATATATCGGGGGTTCTATACAAGCGGTTTAGTCTATCATTTGTTTTACTTGGTGAACCGCTTTTACCTCGCATCTTGGGAATAACTAACTTATCTTCCTCAGTTAAACATCCGGCATCCACCCACCTGAGTCCTTCATCTCTATGAACCAACACCCGATGATTATAAGTGAGTTCCGTTGTTTCAGACGTGTAGGACGGCTTTACTTTAACCTTTACGCCATGTGTTTTCTGCCTGCCCACGGCTTCAACTGATTTAAAAACGCCTTCTTTAGTCAGAACTCTGTGCCCTCGTCTGATTTCTTCCACAGGCACAAGTCCCTTAGAAGTAAGAACTTTGCTTCCTGCAAACAAACAGTAGTGCTGAGAAACCAAAGAAGCATCGGTAGCACCAGTAGTTAAGCTGGCTTCCCTGCCCTCATACGGCCTCAACACAGTAAATTCGTCCTGTGTATCTCTTGTAACCCAATCAAGTTTTTTACCCATAGCAGCTCGATGATACGAAGTAGCGTATTGGTCGAGCCACCAATCACGCCAAGCCCACCTAAACTTAGGGCCAGCGTTAAAGTGATGCACTATAGTTCGGACAAACTTTCTTGAGTTTTCTAATTTAGCGTTTGTTATGAGAATCCTCTCGTTGGGGTTGCGTAACAGCTTTTGAATAGACCTTGCCTCTGTTCCAAGAGTTGATTTGAAGTGTCCCCGAGGCCACAGAAGGAGTCGGAATTTATATCGTGGCGTATCAATGTCTTGGGCCATCTGCCTATGTATATGGTCTGTTACTCTGTTATAATTCAATACGTGCTTGGCAAGATACTGCAAGTCATCTAAACACTTCTGCCTTGTAGCATCTTTGAGAGCTTCTTCCTGTTGTTTAGGCATATCCTCAAATGCTCTCATTATCTAACCTCCGGTGGCGTTTTCTGCCTTTTAAGTATTTGCTCCTCTTTCTGAGCGATATAGCTGGGGTCTCTATACCTCAAAGCCTTCTCCGGGTCAGGCTTACTCACCTTCTTAGAAGGCTTACTACCCCCTGATACGACTTTCCCTTTCTCCGAGTCGTTCACATAGACGACAACTTCCTGCCTTGCAAACGACAGCCAAATTATCCCCACGATAATACTACCGCAAATAAAACCCAAAGCAAAAGCATCCAACACTACTCCCCACCTTCCTCACTTTTTTGCTCCTCTAAGAACTCCTGTAGAGTAGCTTTCAAGAATTCGTCCCGTTCTTCCTTATTACTAAAAGGCGTATCGTTAGTTGTCTTAGCGTTTACTTCAAGTTGAGACTTTTCTGAATACATATCAGAGATTTCCAGCAGCAACTTACCATGCTTGAAACTGCCTTGTTTAGCCTGTTCAATAAAAGATTGCAGTATTTGAGGCGTTTCCGAGGCTACTGCTCCAACCAAACACTCGTTAAACATACTCCGAAACGTCCTGTCTTGAAGCTGTTGCCCTAAATAATTAACGGATACACCCGCTTGGTCAGCTATCAGCTTAGGTGTAGCCCTCTTATCAGATAATTCTTGTGCTGCCTTCAATATTTCTTTCTGCTTTTCGCCTACTTCGTTAGGCTCCATAACACACCACCGCCCCATAAATACTTTCCTACACTTATATAATACCATTTTTCCCCTTTTAAGTCAACAAAAATCTGCTAAAATTCCACAAAATTTTTATTTTTATACTTGAATGGAGCTTTTTGGAGTGGTAAAATAAGGTTAGAAGGTAAAATTTTATCGAAAAAGGAGGCAAAATTCCAGTATGGCAGGCTTAATTAGAGGGTTAGACCATCAGCGAAGGCTTGTAATCCCCAAAGAAGTGTTAAACGCAGCCCATATCACTCCCGGAGACGAAGTAGAAATGTGGTTAGGGCATACAGAAGACGGTAAACCGGCTATAATGCTCCAAAAATGGGGTCTTGACAAGGATAGATGCCCCACCTGTGGGTTCCCACAAGGGTAATCATGTGAAATTTTAGAAATTTTTGTCGAAAGAGGTTGCATTATGTATTATTTTCTGATAAAATTTACTCGAAGTGAAGCGAAAATATGGCTTGTTTATTCAATGTCTATTTTTTCTTACTTCCTCCTTTCCTTTACTCCTTTCATTTTTAAGAGGCAAGGTTCTCTGATTAGAGACCTGCCTCTTTTTTTGTAAAAATTTCGGAGGTGTTGCAATGACAGACACATTAACAGAACTAAAAATCATTAAAAACGATTTAGGGCATCATTTAGAGGAGGCTTACATAGTTCCTTTAGGAGACCTTCATATAGGTAGCAATTTCGACGAGGACTTATTCTTAAAATACCGTCAATGGATATTGGACAGGCCCAATGCTTACTGCGTCATCAACGGAGATGTTTGTGAGATGGTTACAAAAAACAGCGTAGGCGACGTATACGAAGCATTACGGCCCAAACAGCAGAAAGAACTGGCTTTAAAATTCTTGAGACCCTTAGCAGAGCAGGGCAGAATACTTGCATACATAGACGGCAACCATGAGCACAGAATGTCTAACGAGACAGACGAGTATGTAGGCGAGTATATCTGCAACATGCTGGGAATACCGTCTGTATACAGCCCGGATGGAGCTTATATGTTTACCACCATAGGATACAAAAGGAAAGAAGGAAAGAAAAACCGTATTGTCTACACCCTCTACATTCGACACGGCAACTCAGGAGCCAAGCAAATCGGAGGAAAAGCTAAACAACTCCAAGATATGGCTGGAACCGTTGAAGCAGACATTTATATAGTAGGCCATACTCACCAGCAATTAATGTTTCCTGAACCACGAACAGTCCCCGATACAGCAAGCAGAACTTTAGTTTGCAAAAATCAGAAATTTGTGTCTTCGGGAGCGTTTCTGAAATGGGGAGGCTATGCTCAAAGGAAGGGCTACAATCCTGTAACTTTGGGCAGTCCAGTTATAACCTTGAGTGGTGAGGATAAAGCTGCTCAAGTAACCATCTACTAACAAGGGGGTCTTGCCTATGGAAGTCCCGGAAAAATGCGTTGAGAAGGGTTGCCGTAACATCACCAAAGACAATCAATGCCGTGTTTTGGGAAACCCACAAGGAGCATGGACGAACACAGCTTGCTTTGCCTACCGAGAAGACAAAAAAGCCCGCCAATAACAGGCGGGTTTATTTTTTGGGGTTGAGCTGGAAGAAAATGGAAGGACTTAGAACTTGCTAAAAAATATAGGGAGGGCTTTTTATAGGGGCGAGGCGGGGGTCTTGGGGCTCGGGGTGTCCCCCTTCCATACCCCTCCCCTTGTGAATTGCATAACTTGTCGACCAACTCGTCCTTACTGTCGAACCGTGTCGAACTTTGTAATAATTTTACGATAAAAAATTTTAAAATGGGGGAGGAAATCGGGAAGGTCTGGAGAATACTATACTTACAATTAAAATCAAATATAAATCAAATAAAAAGGAAAGGAGAATGATGAAAGAGGAAATTAGACAGGTAAGGGAGAACGTGTAGAAGGTAGGAAAACACCACACACCACAAAAGGAAAGGAGAATGAATGATGAGGAAAGAAGAATTGCAAGAATTGTTAATGGAGGGACTGACAGAGGAAACAAGGGGATGGTTGGAAAGCAAGGTAAAATGGAGCATTCGTAAGAACGTTGAAGGAAATGGTTTCCATTTTAGAGAGGAAATAGCAGAAGATGCAATTCAGGAAAGCATTTTGTATCTATACCAGAACATCGAAGAAATATTCACCGACCAGACCAAAAAAGGTCACAAAAGAGAAAACACAGTACCAGAGTATGCGTACATAGCACGGTATGCACGCCATCGATATACTGACTATATGAGAAGGACAAGCAAGGAGCAAGCACTGACAAGTATATTGGGAGATGATTATGAAGATGGAACATATACGGGATACACCGAAGAAGAATATTCGCTCGCTGAATATATGGAAGATTTTGCCACGAGACTAACAAGTAGGGATTATGGTATCGTCCGCCATCTTATAGACGGCTACACACAAGCGGAAGTTGCAGAGTTGTTTAACTTATCACGTGTTCACGTGGCAAGGATAAAGCAAGGAGCAATCCACCAGATGAAGTAGTCCTCCCCATAAATATAAACACCTCTCAGAGGCACAAAAACGCTTTTGTGTCTCTTTTTTTCTTTTTTGAGGGGTACAGGTCGGACAATATCAAAAAGACGACACACGCCTAAATATGTTCTTCTAAAACTTTTTAAAAAAGTATGTTACAAAATAGCTTTTGAAATCGTAAAGGTAATGGAAGGATTTTTCCTTCCAACAAAAAAACTTTTTTAAAAAAGTATGTTACAAAAAAGTTTTTCTGCACGTATAGTTAACGAAAGGATTTTTCCTTTCAACAAAAACTAAATAAGGAGTGATAACATGAGCAAGAAGTTATCCAGAGAACAGTTTGTACGCAACGCTATTATGGCGTTGCGTCAGGATGGGTATAAAGGTATCCATTCTGTTTACAGTGGATTCAACGAACTGTTCAGGGAGTATTACAACGGGGAAGATCCAGTCGCAGCCACACAGAAATTACAACAAGAAGGAAAATTGGTTATCGTTCCCAAAAAGGGAGGGGCGATTATTTACCTCCAGGAAGACGCACCACAGAAATCTACAGGAATGAACGAACAAAAGAAACAAGAAAAGCTCAAAGCTATCACAGGGTAAACCTAACAGGGAGAGGACTCTCCTCTCCCTACTTTTTTAGGCGGTAGTCTATAAATCGTATTGGACTGCCGCTAACTTTCTAAACTAACGGCTTACAGCCGATTGATATATAAGTATGTCCCACAGAAAAGAACGAATCTAACCTTGGAAACAAGGGAGTAGTGTATCCCTTAATATAAAGCAGGAGAATGCCCAAAGCCCAACAAATATATGATTGGGGGTGAATCAATGTTAATAGAAATAGTATGCCCAAAGTGTAACAAAACATACGAAGTAAACGACAAAGCAAAATCCTTGATATGCATTTGCGGAAAAGAGATAAAATTAGGCTAACCTAACAATTTTTCGCTTCCCTAAACCTTCCCCAAATGTGTCTACAAAGCCCGACAAATGGGCATTTATTTAGGGAAACATTTGGGGAAAAAGGGAAGCCATAATTTCCCTAAATGAGAGGAGGAGGAGTCGTATGCTAAAACAAATGGAAGTAGAAGTAATATGCGAGTGCGGAGAAGAACTGGGAACGTATGTCATCCCGCCGCTTAGAGTAGCAGAGTGCTACAAGTGCGGTGCAAAACTGTGCACAGCGTGTATTGCAGGATTAAAGCACGACCACAAGGGAGGTGTAGCCAATGGCTAAATTTTACGGGCAGGTATTATCATTAAATAAGAGTCCAGCTACCAGAACCGGGTACAGCGGTATTAGCGTGTCAGCCCAGAGCTGGCACGGGTCGATTCAAGTCAGCCTAACACCAGTAAACGAGAACGATGAAAGTGAAGATGTTTGGGTCAGTATAACAGTAGGAGAAGGCTCTACCGGCCACGGAGATATACTAATATGGTCGGGGCCTATATCCGAGTTCCTTCAAGAAGACAAACTGACCTATCTATGGTAAAAACAACAACAAAAAACAAAAAGCCCGAACCTTGAGGTAAAGGTGCGACCGTAGCGACCCCGAGGGAGCGAAGGAGCACCGGCTACATAGGTAGCACCGGAAGGTGAGGGGCGGGATAGGGGGAGGAGTTATTTAGGGAAGAACTCCCCCCTATCTTTAAGGACAACTTTAGTAGATCTTCCCTAAATAGTTTCTTGAACCGAAAAAATCCTTCTGTGGCGGGGAATTTTCGGTTTAGGGAAGTGTTTTGGGAAGGGGTTTTACCAAAACTTTAGTAGTGTGGTATAATAGTATACGAAGGGAGGTGAATAGATGAGTTTGAAAATGAAGAAGGTAGTTTTTGAGGGATACGTCATAACAGGCACGGCTCATTTGAGAAAGATTAAGGAGTGTGTGCCTCTTAGGAGTCGGGGAGTATTCAAAAGCGAGACAACTATCGACGATATAGATGGCGTGGTAGAAGATATAGCAAAAAACTTTGAAGTAGATACGGTAAGTGTGAGGATTTTATCAAGGTTTGTAACAACTGACGGCGATGATGGATATGCAGAGGAGCATGTAGTTTGGGAAGGGCAATACAATTACAACGACATTAGGAGATTATTAACAGATGAAGGAGGTGTAATGGATGACTAAGAAGAAAAAAGGCACAAGAAGAAAGACGGGAGGTCATTGGGCTGTTCAGAGGAGCTTGTGGCTTCCGGAGCTTGTGGATAAAGAGCTGAGCCATAGAGCCGTAGAAGAAGAATGTAGCAAGTCGTGGCTTGTGGTGTCGGCTCTTTGCGACTACCTCGATATCGACGAAGAAGAAATATCAGAGGCACGAGGATACAAGATTAGCAAGAATAAAGACAGAAGCGGAAGCGGAGAAGGAGAAGGAGAAGGAGAAGGCTTAGTCGATGCTTACTGCCCCATCTGTGGGCAGTTTATAGCAACAATGACGAAAGAAAACTACAACAACATAGATGGAAAAGGTATGTTAGATAGTCTGTGCAAGAATGACGATTGCGGAAAGGAGGAGTAAAATGAATCATATAACAATATTAACCGAAGATGGTAAAGTTCACGAGTGTTTGGCAAGCTCGGTATGCGTATCTTACAAAGATAAGAAGAAAGAATGTTACAGCACAATATTGATTTCCGGTAATGATGCCGGGGCTGAGGAAGTAGGAGCGTTAGCTATAACATCAATGGACGCAGTGTTAGATGTAATGGAAGATGCAGGATTTGAAAGGGAGAAAGCTGCCGAAGCTATATTAGAAGGAGTGAAAAACATCAGCGATTTCAGAATGAGTAAGCAATTTTTAAATAAAGGGGAGGAGGATGGTTATGATAACCAGAATTAACGGGCTAAACAGAAACCTGAACCTGACGAATGAGGGGTATAGAAGTAAGATGTGTGCTTCAGAAACGAGAAATGCTGGACAATTCTCCGTCTCGTTCCATGACGAAACAACGGGACTGTTTGGGTCAGCACCTGAGAATTTGTTGGCTTGCTTGAAGTATGCGGGAGTAGAGAAATACTTCTCCCGCTTATTATTTAATGAAGGACGCTGCTATTCATTGAATAGAGATACTTGCAGCAGGACTCTTTTCATGCAGTCTCCCAAAACATCAGTATTTTCAGGAGTTCATGTTTATAAGGGGGCAGATATAGTAGTCCCTGGCGAAGAAGAAAGAGTGAGAAGCAGTAAACTATCTAGCAGCATTGTCATACAGCCCTTAATAGGGTCTCTTAAAGAAAGAACTCTACTACAAGGCATATCTAACCTAACTCATGGTGCACTGCGTGTTCCGAAGGGGAAGGCAGAGGAGGAAGAAGAAGTAAGAATGATAAAAACGTATCCCAACGAGGGAGAGCCTATGGTTTTAGGAGCTTTCTTTACCAACAAGCAGATACTATATCTGCCTTCCACAGGATCAGGGGCTGCCGAGCTGTGGTTAGGTTACAAATGGCAACAACTGATGGAGATAATAGGGTTAGAACCATTAGAAGAACCTGTGTTTGACTGGACTGAAGTAAAGCTGTTATCGTTTCACGGCGACGATGAAGACTTGCTCAAAGACATTAGAGAAGATGACGTTGTTAGGAAGCCTATAAGAGTAACGGTAGGTGCTGACCCTGAGTATGAAGTGTGCCGTAAAGATGAATCTGAACCTGTTCCGGCAAATAGTATTATATCAGATAGGACGGACAGGCTCGGTGTAGACGGAGAAGGAGACCAAGCAGAAATTAGGCCCACAGCAAGTAATAAACCTCGTAGTGTTGTGGCTGATATTCGCAACATCATGGGAGAGTTTCAGAGTAAACACAGCGAGTTTATATTATCGGTGCGAGGAGACAAGTATCCACTTGGAGGACACATACATATAGGAGTAGGGCAGTCGTGGCATCCTCCTGAGAATTTAAAGAAGATGTTAGATGACTTCTTAGGTAGGCATACCAACGAGCTAACAGGGCACGGTAGACTCGATAGGAGTTATGGATTTCTTTCTGATGCTCGAAGTAAGCTTTGGGGTTTTGAATATAGAACTCCTTCGGCTACAATATTTGCAAAGCCTCGAATGGCTTATATCAGCATGAAGATAGCAAAGAATTTAACCGAATCGTTTATAAACCGAAGAACGATTGAGTATAATTCACCTACTCCTCGAAGGGAGGATTACAAGAGGATAGCAGGGCTAAGCGATGAAGAATACGATTACTTCTGGAACTTCATAAAAGAGTGGGATACAGACTTCGGGGAAAGCTTGGTAGCATTTTGGGCTCCTAAAGTTAAGGAACCTCCTCGCTTGTTAGGTAAGGTAAGATTCTCAGATGATTGGGCAAACATCATAAAAAGAGACTTTGAGACTCAAGTATTGAAGATGTTGCGTGAGTTATATAAGAAGAAGGAGGATAATGAGTGCCCAACGATAGAGTTTTACGGGCTAAAGCAAGAGCGTGGCTTGGTAAGCTCTATCCCTGTGGATGGGTGGAGTCAAGAATATAACTTGCCTAAAGCAGTGGTGTATAGTAACAGATTCGGAGGTTATCGTATAGCAATAGGGCTGCCGTTTACATTCAGAACAGATGAAGATGTATTCGAGGATAAAAACAAAGAAGTTGTAGAGGCTGTTAAGAAATTCTTAAAGGAGTTTAAGAAAGAGCCTGATAAAGTAAAGCAAGATTATAACGAGCTTATACACCACGCTGAACCTTCGCAAATGGTAGAGTCTTCTCGTAGTGCCGGAGTTACTGTAGTTTATAGTTATAACGGTATAAATAATCAGAACACATCTCTTGCAGCGTTAGGAGAACGCTTGCCTGAGATAAACACTCGGGAATACCAAGACGCAGATGTTGGGCTTGTAAGAGAAGACGAAGTAGTTTTAATAGATGGTGCGGTAGTTGTAAGTGAGGAAAACGGTATAAGGCCAACTAACTTAGGTTTAGTTAGACCTCATATAGCACGACTTGAGGATGTCAATCGTAGAACGGCTTTTGATTGTCCTTACGTTATTAGTCTATCCGATGATGGGCCTAATTACTTTGTAACAGGCAGTCAGTTAAGATACTTGAACGGTAGAGAAAACGAAACACATAACGCTAACACCAATGGAAATGTTTCAGCTATGCATTACGAATAAACAAGAAGCCAGTTAAGGCGGTTTGCTTACACAAGTTAAATAAAACTAAAATGAAAGGAGAATGATTATGTGTATCGTTGCTATTTGTAAAGAGAGGAAGATGACTGAAAAGGAGTTTAAGAATTGTTTCAAGTCGCATAGCGACGGGTTCGGTGTAGCATGGAACAACGGTACAGTGAATAAGTATCGTAAAGGATTTATGGAAGTAGAGGAGGCTTGGAAGTATTACAATACTTACGTCAAAACTTTTCCGCATGTAGCACATTTCCGAACAGGCACAAGCGGAAGTGAGATACCTGAGCTAACTCACCCTTACCTTGTGGATGACGTTGCCTCTACTGATACCACCTTCGAGGGTAAGAAACCTCTAATATTTCAAAACGGAGTAACAGCTCAATGGAAAAGCACATTGTTGGAGGTGTGCTTGCAGAAAGGTATTGAAGTGCCTGATGGTGAGTGGTCGGATACTCGTATGTTAGCTCTGGCAGTAAGATTCTTGGGTAAGAATGTGTTGCCTTTGTTAGATACCACAAGTAAGTTTGTGCATATGTCTTCGGAAGGGTATATAACAGTATATAACATGGGGGCATTTACTGAGCAAGATGGTATTTACTTCTCGAATAGAGACTACGAAGACGTTAAAACAACTACTTATTATCGAAGCGGTGTAAACTATGGTTGGGGGCGTAGAGATACTCGTCCCCGGACAGCTAAACCTTCCAGCCAAGGACTAAAAGATGACGAATATTGGGCATGGGACGGCACAGCAGGAACTTGGACTCGTAAGAAGATAAGGGGAAAAGACACCCACAACGGAAAAGGAGGTGATAACGGTATAGATGATTGTATAGATTGTGTAAACCCTCAGTATTGTTTTCAATTTGGGAGGTGTGTTTACGAAGTTATTGAAAGTTTTTAAGAAAGTATTACAGATAGGAGGCGATAACTAATGATAAAGTGGAAAAGACTCAAGCAAATATCACAGCAGGTAACAGGCATTGAAGTAAATATTTACGGGTCAACTAAATTGGAGGGATTGAGAGCAGCTATTGAATTCAACGAAGAAAAAGCAGACGTAGCATTAAACTTGAACATGAACAAGAGTATAGAAGAATTAATATCTTCGTTGGCTCACGAACTTGCTCATGTTACTGTGTATTCTACGCAACATAATAGAGAACATTCTCAGGAGTCGGACAGACTTCGAGATAAAATTACTAAACTTTACAGAAGGGAGAATGAAAATGAAGATGGAGAACACTAAATTAGTAGAAGCGTGGGGTCTCGCAGCTAAGGCTGCCGATAATGAGGAGGACGTAGAAGAAGCAAAACGATTATCCAAGAAGTTGTTAGATACTTTAGCAGTAGACGCTGAGGACGACCCTCATAAGCCTACTGTGGTTTGCTTAGCTCTGCTAATGTTAGCGAACACTTTCGTAGAACATTTAATAAGTTTTGTCGAGGGAGAAGAAAATCATTAAACCCCCTTGACATGGGAATATATTTGTAGTAATATTAGAAGTGGATTTACTAAACAAGGTAAAGGAGGGTAGAGATGGAGGTTACAATTAATATTACCACAAAGATAAAAGAAGGAAAACACAAAAAATTAAAAGAATTAGCAAAGGATAGGAGCTTGCCCCTTCACCAGTTAGTTGAAGAATTGTTGAATTGGGGGGCAGAACAAGATGCGATTTCACTTTATAAGCTCGGTGTCCGTGTCCCGTTATTCCCTGAAGATGAAACTGCCGTCAACAATAACAAGTGAGCTACCGACAACGGTAAGGATTGAAGTGGTTGACGGCAGAATTTTCATCACGCCTTATGAGCAGGTTTGCCTTTTCTGCGGTGCGTTGACCGTGAATAGTTTTAAAGGCAAACCTTTGTGTCAGCATTGTAGAGAAGATTTAAAAGATTTATGAGAGGAGGAAGTAAATGAGGATAATATCAGTAGACCCAGGAACAACATCAGGTGTAGTAATAGCTGCCTATAAGCCAGCAAGTAAGACTATTTATGTTATATCCCACGGGGAGGTAACAATGGATGACAAAGAAAATGCTCTTGAACATTACGGAGAATTTAGGTCGTGGTTCTCCAAGTTTGCACCAAGAAGAACTCCCATTATAGGTCTGATTGAGGGAGTAGTCAAGTCTGGACACTTGTCTAATGACAAGTATAACCAGATACTATCCTACGACAGAGCCTCGCTTGCTATACTACAGACAGGAGGCTCATTAAAAGAAATACAGCCAAGTATAAACAAAAGAGCAGTCGGAGAGATACCGACACAGTTAAAAGGCGACCATGTTAGGGACGCTTATAGGCTCATATTGTCTCACATTGGAGGAGCAGAAGACTACGAAGTAGTGGAGGAATAACTATGCGGTTAGACTTATCGCTTACAAAAGACCATAGACCTAAGAGACTTGTGTTTTACTGCCCCTATGATTACAAGTGGCTTGCTCAGGAGGCAGGCAGAGGAACAGGAAGGTTCAGCAAGAAAGATAAAGCATGGACTTACCCTGTAGAACCTCTAATTGTCAAGCATATTAAGGAACAGATACCTGACGTAGAGATAGGCGATAACTTGAAAAAATATTTAGACGACTTAGCTGACAAACAGCGTAGAGTATTAAGAGCCACAGAAAATGATGCACCTCTTGACGATAGCTCCCTGTGGGATTTCCAAAGAGCGAGTGTAAGATTCTTGAATGAAGTAGGCAAGGGAATACTCGGGCACGAAATGGGAACGGGTAAAACTCCTATAGCTGCTTCAGCTATTGACTACTTAACCTTAGCCAAGGTAATTGTTATATGCCCTAACGCTGTCAAGTGGAGCTGGGTAAACCACATTAAGGAGTGGGCAGGTAGAGAAGATATTTATGTAGTAGAGCCTAAGAAGGGTAAGGACAAAGCTGAGAACGGTGTAATATCAGGCACTAAAGATTTCAGAGGGGAGGAGATAGAAAAGTTATTGTTTAAGAACAGGGAAGTTATACTTGTTATGAATTATGAACAAGCAAGGATACACTCAGACACACTAAAGCAATTCGATATAGATGCAGTTATATCAGACGAGGCTCATAGGTTAAAGAACCGAAAGGCAAGAAGGACACAGGAAATATCGTCCATAGTTCCTTCTGCAAGGTTTCTGTGGTTATGCACGGGAACTGTGTTTCGCAATAGTTATGACGATATATACAGCTTGCTCAATATGTGCGACCCTGTTAGATTCTCAGGATACTGGAACTTTGTAAACTTCTACTTAGACTATGTTGAACATCCTTTCGGTGGTATTGAGATAATAGGGCCGAAAGACGAGAACGAATTTAGTCACATGTTAGCAACTTATATGTTCAGAGTAACTAAGAAAGATGTGATGCCTTCGCTACCAGATAAAATTATTACTGAGTATCCGATACCTTTATCGGAACAGCAGAAGAAAGACTATGACAGTATGGAAAAAGAGTTAATGCTTGTGATTGAGAAAGAGTTAGACGACGGTAAGGAAATAGAGGAGATAATAAGAGCAGAGAATGTGGTGTCGCAGATGATAAGACTCAGACAGATATGTTTAAGTTCAAGACTACTCGGTTCTAATGATGCCTCTGCTAAATTAGATTTTCTTGACGAGATACTTGATGACGTTTGCTTTGAAGGCAATCAGGTTATAATTTTTACCTACTTCAGAGAGTTTGCCGAAGCTATAAAAGAGTTAGTTGAGGACAAAGGAATATCGTATGGATGTATTCTTGGAGGTCAAACTTCTCAGCAACGGGATGAAGTCGAGCAATCTCTTAATAGTGGGGAGGTTCAAGTAGTTATAGCCACAGCTCAGAGCGGCGGAGAAGGTATGAACTTACAGAAAGCCTCGACTGCTATATTTACAGACGTTGATTGGGTTCCTTACAACAACATACAAGCAGAAGACAGGATACATAGAGGAGAAATAAAAGAAAGCCCTAACATCATTAGAATATATCACCCCGGAACTATAGAAGATGATATAAGGTCAGTATGTAGGCTAAAGGAAAGGTCTTTTAACACCACGACAGGACAGGCTGAGACAGTTAGGAGAATGGTAAACAGGAAAGGAGAATGAAGATGATAAAAGATGTTTTTGGTTATGAAGTTCCTGAGGATGCTTTTATAGTTAGGCATACGGAACTTCAACAGTTTTTGAACTGTGAGAGGTATTGGTTTTTTGCCTCCCACAACGGTATGAACAAAGAGCCTTTAGTTAGAAACAACAAGCTACGGTTTGGTATCTGCTGGCATAAAGCCCTCGAAAGATACTACGAAGGCAACAAAACTTTTGAGGAGGCTTGGAACGGTTTTCTTGAAGGAGTAGAAGAAGAAAAAGAAGAACTCCACAAGAATATAGGCGATGGAATGTATGACCCTGATATTAGTAAGGAGCTACAGGAAGAACAGGACTTAGGTTACAAGATGTTGGCTCACTATGTAGAGTGGGACAGACAACAAGCTCCTCTGAACGTAACCTCTGTGGAAGAAAGAATGTTAGTCCCCTTCGGCAACAATACTTATCTGGCAGCCAAGCTGGACGGAGTAGTGTTTGACGGGCAGGAATATCTGGTGCTTGAACACAAGGCGTTTAGCAAAAGCACTAATGTAGGAGACCCCGGTAACTTGCCTTTGGATTTACAGATGGGTATTCAGTTGTATATATTAGGCAAGAGGATAGGCAGCGAAGGACATGCCCGAGCAGCTATCTATAATCTGGCTCGTAAACAAGCTCCAAGCTCAAGAGTTAAAAATCCTATCTTTGGAAGACATTATGTATTAAGAACTCTAAAAGAACTGGACATCTTAGAGGACTATATCAGTCAGGTAATAAGACAAATGAAGGAGGTGTCCAATAAGGAAAGACAACCGCTTTACAACCCGCAAATGATGGGCTTTTGCTCATGGGGTTGTCCTTTTAGGAACTTGTGTGAGAACCTCAACAAAGGAGAGGATTGGGTATTCCTATTGGAGAGCAATTTTAAAGACAGAGAGAAGACAATTATTGAGGTCTTGGAAGAAGAATCTTCAAGTTAAAAGGAGGAAGTAAGAAGTAAAATGATTATTGAGAACACTCAGGTTTATGGGGTAGAGGAAACTTTAAGAGCTTCGGGGTATCCTAAGATGACACCACACAGCTCGGCTACTAAAAGTAAATCTTGGAACAGAGTTAAGACTCTCGGTTCTGCCCCTGTAGGGTCTGGACATGATTGTTGTCTGAAGGGGATAGTAGTTCAAACAGATATTACTGCACCGCAGTATTGGTGGCTACAGATGATGCGATACAGCTTCTTCGATATTGTTAGCAGTCAAAGTAAGATGCACAAGATTACAGAAATGTCCTTGGTCGAGCAGTCAAGCGAGTTAGTAAGAGACGATATACTTGACTTACTTCAAGAAGTTATAGCTGATTACAACGACGGGAAAGTAAGTTACGACGCAGTAATGTCTAATGTTCCTATGGGGTTAATGTTGAAGAAGAACATAGTTACTAACTATCTACAGTTGAAGACTATCTATTTCCAGAGAAAAACCCACAGGTTAGAAGAATGGGAAACTTTTATAGAGTGGTTAGAACAGTTGCCACAATTTTTAGAAATTATTACAAAGGAGGGTAAATAATGACTGAAGAATTATTCGACCAGATGTTAGGTTCGGGAACTATTGAGGACGGTCTCGGGGTAGACATGGTTATTTACGGAAGGTCAGGTGCAGGTAAGACTTATAGAGCAGCTACAGCTCCTAAACCTTATATTGTATCGCCTGACCCAACAGGACATAAGGCTATACCATTTTCTATTCCCGGAAAGTTGGTAAAGGAAACAAGAGATATTTTTGATGTGTTGGAGAGATTCGAACAAGGGCATTATGCAGGTAAAGTATCGACTCTGATACTTGACGGTGTTTCTTTTATCTATGACTTGTTTACAGAGGAAATGGGAAGATACTTTGTGGAATACCACGGGGCTAAAGACCCTGACAATCTTCCTATCCAAGCATACAAGAAGATAACGAACAGGTATAAGGACTTGCTCAGAAGGATAGTAAACTTAACTCAGATAGAACCACAAGAAAGGAGGGTTCATGTAATATTAACTACGCTTGACGAGAGGGTGAAAGAATCTGAGGACGCACCCTTCAACATCCGTCCAATGTTCGGGTCGGAGAAAATGAACCAAAGTTTTCCTGCCTTGTTCTCAACTATATCTTATATAGCACCAAACGGTGGGGAAGACGATGACGGTAATCCTGACAAGACAAGGAGTATGCTGTTCTCTGAGGTAAGAGGTATCCTTGCAAAAGACAGACCGGGGATATTTGATGACGCTTACAGAGAAGCACCTAACTTGTCTGACTACTTAATTGATTTGAGCAATAGCTAAATATATCTTAGAAAGGAGAGTATTAACATGAAAGAATTTGAATTTGATTTTTCGAATGTTTCTGACGAGGGGTATACGGTGATTGACCCCGGCAGGTATGAAGTGAAGGTATCAGAGGTGTGGATGAGGAAGAAGGAGGAGACTGGTAATTTCGTTTTGGATATGGATATGGAAATTACTAAGTGTCCAAACAAGAAATTTACCGGAGAAAACATACGACACTTCCACGCTATCAAGCCGGGAGACGAGAGAAGTAAGGCAATTCTATTCCGTCTAATGAGAAACTTGAATGTTATTCAAGACGGAGATAGAGGAGAAGACGGTGATTTACGGTTTGCCTTTAGCTTTGGGGAGAAAGATGATAACGGAAGAATGAAGATAGTAGGAGCTACTGTCAATGGGGAAGAAAGGAAAGTTGAAGGAGCTAAGTGTATAGCAGTTGTAACTAAAAATGATAGAACTTCCTCGGGTATCGGTGTTGCTCGTATCGAGCAGGTTACTGATGCTCCTCCCGCAGCAAACAGCTCCCCTTCTGAAAGTAAAAAAGACAATGAGTTTCCGTGGTAGGAGGTGGAAAGGCGGTCTGGTTTTCAGACCGCCTAACTTCCCATGTCTAAGTTCAAGGAGAAGTGGAGACATTTTCTAAACCTTCTCTGGGGGGAGCCGGAGAAGGATTTATGGGCTTTTATAGCATACAAGGGAGGAGCCACAGGGGAGTTCAAACAAAAGGCTTACTTATACCCTAAAGAATTCGACGAACTATTAAATGATTTAGAACAGCTTAACGAATGGGCTGACATATATTTTTGCCCTCATTTATTTGTTTCATCCAGAGAAAGAACTAAACAATACGCTGCCTCAACATGGGCTTTGTGGGCTGATAAAGATAGCGGTAGCGTAGAGGACTTACAGCCTAAGCCTACAATTTGCTGGCAAACTTCCGAGGGCAGGTATCAAGCTGTATGGTTAGTAACAGAACTATTAAACCCTTTAGAAGCGGAGGAGATAAACAGAAGATTAACCTACCAAACTAAGTCTGATAAGGGAGGATGGTATATAGGTAAAGTTATACGACTTCCTGAGAGCATCAACTATAAGTATTCCCCTCCCGGTAGGGGCAGGATTCTATGGGAAGACGGCCCGACCTACCACAAGAAAGATTTTGAGATAAGCGAATCGTTTTCAGAAGTTTTGGCTGAAATGTCCGAACATAAAAAGCCAATGCCTAAGAAACTTCCAGAAATTTCAGACGTATTATTAAGGAACGGTAGTAGAATTCCTTCATTAGCTTGGAGGATAATTAATACAGAACCGACAGGAAGTTCCGAATGGTCTGATACTTTATGGAAGTTAGAAAGACTATTGGCTGAGGCTGGTTTACCTCCCGAGGACATATTTGTTCTGGCAAAGAACAGTCCTTGGAATAAGTATGCAAGAGATAAGAGACCGGAAGAACACCTATGGGCTGAGGTATTAAAGGCTACAGAAGATAAAGCCCCTGTGGAAGACGAAGAAGCAGAAGAACTTCCTTGGGTAACTTTAGATGATGTAATGATTCATGCCGAAAAACCAAGCTGGCTCGTCCAAGACGTATGGATGGAGAAGAACGTCGGTTGGATAGCTGGCGTAGGTAAGTCGTTTAAGTCTTTTATCTCATTAGATTTAGCTCTGTCCGTATCTACAGGGTCTCCTTTTCTTGGAAAATACCAAGTTATTGAGCCGGGGCCTGTCCTGATGGTTCAAGAGGAAGACCCCCTGTGGAGGGTAGCTCACAGGATACAGATGATGGCCCACAAGAAGGGAATAAGTGGTATCAACATCATGGCTGACGACACCAGTTGGGTTATGGAACTGAAGAAACAGAAGATACCTCTCTATATGTCAGTAAGCGGAGGATTCAACCTTGGAGACGAGACTAAAATGGATGCTTTGGAGAGAGCTATCGACAGACAGAGACCTAAAATGGTTATCCTTGACCCGATGTTTATGATGAGTGCAGGTGTCGACGAGTTTAAAGCGAGTGAAGTAACACCTATGTTACACGCATTAAAGAGTATAAGGGACAGATACGGATGTGCTATATCAGTAGTTCACCATTACAAGAAAGGCAACGGAGACAGCAAGGAACGTATCTATGGTTCTATGGCTATGTATGCTTGGAGTGAAAACAGTTTACTTGTAAGCAGAGAGGGAGAACCAAGCTCAGTAGTTATAGAGAAAGACATTAAAGACGCTTCCAGTGACACAGCAATAGCAGTAGAGTTCGAGGATTTAACAGATGATTACATTGTAAACGTAACTGAAAGAACGCCGGAAGGAGCACCTACCAATACTTACCAAGCTATTGTAGATTTCTTGAAGACTGTAGGTAGAGGAGAAGAAATAGGAAGGCAGCAGTTAGCAGAACAGATGGACGTATCGACAAAGACTGTTACCAACTACGTTAAGAAGTTAGAAGAAGAAGGAAAAGTGATTACTAATTACGCTGGTAAAGGCGGTAAATGCACTATAATTCCTACTAAATTAATTGAGAAAGACATAGATAAAGGGGGTGAAATTAGTCTATGACAGACTGTTTGAACTGCTCACTCGACGGTAATAAAGTATTGGGAACAGGCTCGTATGTGCCTGAGATATTGTTTATAGGTGAGGCCCCCGGATACCATGAAGTAGAAGAAGGAGCACCTTTTATTGGTAAGGCAGGACAAATCTTACGTTCAGTTATAGGTTATCTGGATATGGATGACTATTACATTACTAATACAGTTAAGTGTAGACCGCCGGAGAATAGGAATCCGTCAGCTCACGAGATAAGGTGTTGCCGACCTATGCTGGACGAAGAAATTGATAACCACACCCCCAAAGTTATAGTTACTCTCGGGGCTGTTCCTACCAAAACTTTGTTGCCCGGCAGTAAAATGCAGGAAGACAGAGGAAAACTGAAATATACCGAGGATGGATTAATATGTGTTCCTACGTTCCACCCTGCTGCTACTCTTTACAAGGGTGGCGAAGCTATATTTCCTTTCATCCTGCAAGACATAAAGAAAGCGTTGAGGATAGCAAGAGGAGAGAAAGCACACCCTGAGCTGGGGTTCCCCGATACGAAAACTAAGGTAGTTGATAACGACGCTGACATGGCTATACTACTTAGCACATTAGAGAAGATAACACCAAGCAAGATAGCGATGGACTGGGAGACTTACGGAACTTCCCCCTTGTGGGGTCAAGGATTCTGTGTCTCTCTGTCTTGGAAACCGGGAACTGCTGTGGTTATTCCTGTAGATTTAGTAGAAAAGTTTAGCGTTCAGCTAACTCAAGTACTGAAAAGGAATCAACTTGTGGGTTACAACTCAATTATGTTTGATACTGCGTGGAACTACCGGCACGGGCTAAACGTCCCCATAAACAGAGACGCTATGCTGCTTCACTATTTATTAGATGAAAGACCACAGCAGAGAAGTTTAGAAAACTTGACGGGCAACTATTTAGATGCTCCTTCTTATGAGTCGGAAATGATGGCTAAGTATGAATGTAAAAACAAGTCAGAAATGTTGGAGGTGATACCTCACGAAGTAGTTTATGAGTATGCCGGCAAGGACGCAGACTGGACACTCAGATTAGAGAGTGTAATATCCGAAGAACTACATAACGAAGACCCTAAGTTAGATAAAGTTTACGAAGATTTTCTTGCCCCTGCTACTGAGGCAGTAACCAAAATGCAGAACGCTGGGCTGTGGGTAGACGTAATCAGGTTAGAGGAAGTCAAGGAAGACTATGCAGACCGTATGGAAACTCTCAAATACGTTTTACAGGGTATAACTGGCAATGAGAAGTTTAATCCTAACTCACCTAAACAGGTTCAAGAATACCTATGGGACAAGTTGGAGTTAGGCGAGCCTAACATTTATGGTCGTAGACCTCGTTCTGTTGATAAGAACACAAGAGAATTTCTACTGAAAGAGTATCCGCACCATCCGTTTATACAGGCTTACGACGGATACCAAACAGCTCAGACAATGTTTAGTAGATACCTTAAAAATCTCGGCACATATGTAGAGCCTGACGGCAGAGTAAGATGTAGTTATCATATGGATAGAACAGAAACAGGAAGACTTTCTACTACAAATCCTGCTATACATCAGATACCTAAGGAGTCGTCAATCAGAGGAATATTCTCTGCACCTGACGGCAAGGTGTTGTTGCAAGCTGACTATGAGCAGATAGAAATGCGGATGGTTGCTCATATGGTAGACGACAAGAAACTGATTCAGTTGATAAATAGACTTCAAGACGAGGGAACTGACTTCCATACTTTAATGGCTTCAGAGGCTTACAGAGTTCCTATCAGTCAGGTAACAAAGGGTATGAGGCAAGCAGCTAAGGTAGTTTCTTTTGGTCTTCTATACCTGATGGGCGATAGGAAGCTCGCTAATTCAACAGGACTACCGCCTAAAGAAGCTATAGAGTTTGTTAAGAACTATAAAGACTTAATGCCTGACGTTCAAGAATTCATCAGAGACGTTAAAAGAAGGATACGTGAAGATAGATACATCGAATCTCCTTTTGGTAGAAGACGTAGATTTCCTTTAGTAACCACAGACAATATTGATAATCTCCACAGGGAGGGAGTTAATTTCCCTGTCCAAAGCGGAGCTTCTGACTTAACTTTGTATAGCTTGACAAGACTAACAGAAGAATTCAGTCATATGCCGGAAACTAATATAGTAGCAATGGTTCACGACTCCCTTGTGGTCGAGTGTCCGATGGATAATTACGAGGAAATAGCTGGCATCATGCAGAAAGTTATGGAGTCTCCGCTTATAGGAGGAGAAGAACCGAGAGTGCCTTTCCCTATTGAGGTTGAAGTAGGTAAAAGATGGGGAGAAGGAAAGAAAATAATTTAGAAAGGACAGGACGGGGGTTAAAAAATTGAGAAGGGAGTGGTGAGTGATGCAAAATCACAAATTCCGAGCATGGGACAAAGAAAAAGAAGTTTGGGTTAACGACGTATATATAAGTCAAGAAGGATGGCATTTCCAGCAAAGCATTGACGATCATAACCCGAATATTGAAATATTATTATTCACGGGACTTTATGATTGCAAAGGTAGAGAGATATATAAGGGTGATGTTGTAAATGATGGAAGGGTTGGATTGGTAGAGTATATTCCAGAAATATCTTCGTTTCTCGTATCGACAACCCATAAAGGCCAGGAATGTTTACAGGGATTAGGTATAGGTAAGCCGCGTCTTGAAAATACAGAGGTTATCGGAAACATCTACGAAAACCCGGAACTGTTGGAAAGGAGTGGTGAGTGATGGCCCACTACCACAACCGCCCAAGCGTTCGCCAGCTTAGAAAATTAGGCATAACGCAAAGAGAATTTGCGGATCGGTTGAAACAG